TGCCAACTTTAATGATTGAAAATTCACAACAACAAAGAGCAACTGGTGCTGCTATTGAATCTTTTAGAAATGAAACTGTGAAATCAACTATGAAAGCACAAGAAATATATCAAAGAGAATTGGAATTAAAAGCTCAAGAAAGACTACAACAATCTAGGCAGACAATACATAACGTAACGGACATACAACAATGAAAATTCAAGTTATACCTTCAGATAAAACCATAGTTCTTGACGGTGTTGCAGTACATCCTTGTACTAATGTTGATCTTTCATGGATTCCATCAGATGTTCATGGAATGTTTTTTGATACAACTGCAGGAAAAGGTTTTATTGAATACAATGAAGATGCTGTAGATGGAAATGGAGATAAAAAATGGGGTGAGGAGATTACTGAAATTGGTATCTGGCAACAAGCAGTAACAGATCATGCAGATGAACAAACCCTTGCATCTGCTGCATATGAAGCAGCAAGAAATCATTTACAGGAAGTAAAAAATTATAGAAATGCTCAGTTGTCTTGGTCCGATTGGACTCGTTTAGATGATGTTACACTTACATCAGATAAAAAAACAGAGTGGCAAACATATCGTCAGGCACTAAGAGATCTTCCAGCAACCATAGCAGCAGATTCTAATTTAACTGCAAAAGCATTAGCAGATAATCATTCACATTCTGCTTGGCCGACAAAACCTTCATAAATGTGTTATACTATTTAAATACTGGTAAAAAATAATGAATGATCTGATTCAAGCAATTAAAATTCTTAGTGTAAATGATCTTAAAAATATTAATAAGTACATAGATACTCTTGATTTTCAGGATAATACTGTTTTTGGTAAAGGTGATGGACCTTCAAAAACCAATACTGATATTAGATCCAGCACAGGAACAACTTTAAAAGAAGATAATGAAATAACTGAAATTATTCATAATGCTATGAATAAAGGGTTGGATGAATATAAGAGAAGAATACAAAAGGTTCATACCAATTTTAGTTATTATCCTGTTCCTGGTGGATCTGGAACTAAATCTTGGAGAGAGGGAATACAGGTATTAGATTATAAAAAGGGGCAAGAATATAAATTTCATCATGATGCTGCAACAGATCCTAGATTGAAGGAATATCATAGAAAGATATCCATTATTTTATATCTGGAAGAAGCGACTAAAGGTGGAGGAACTTCATTTCCACATTTGGGAATAAAACCAAAACCAGGTTATGCTTTAATATTTCCATCTAATTGGTGTTATCCTCATGCAGGTGAACCAGTTTATGCTGGAAAAAAGAGAGTTGCTGTCACTTGGTATTATGTTGAAAACGCTTAAGGGTAATTATGAATGATGAAACTGTACAAGACATCATAGTTGATGTCTGCAAAAGAAGAATTACGTTAATTAGTAGTGAAGGTGAAACTAGATTTGTTGCCTGTGAAAGTACAGAACAATTTATGGGAGTAATGGATGTTATTAAAAATACTGCTGACCCTGAAATTATTACTTATGTCGATCCAGCGACTAAAGGTAATCAGGTAAGCTAAATAGAAACATAGAAATATTTTGGCCAATATTCTCCGATGCCTCTAAATAAATTAGAAAATTTTATAAAGAATAGTGAAGGACGCATTCTTTATGTAAACCCAAATGACCTTGATGCTACTGATGGTATTGAGAATCAAGGAAACTCGTTAACAAAACCTTTCAAAACGATTCAAAGAGCACTCATTGAATCTGCTAGATTCTCATATCTGAAAGGTAATGATAATGATATAGTAGAAAAAACAACTATATTATTATTTCCAGGTGAGCACCTTATAGACAATAGACCAGGATTTGGTATAAAGGATGTTAATGGAACTGCTACAGCAATTAGTCCTAGTAGTTCAGAATCTGGAGCACAGAACACTCTTACATTAACTCTTAATTCTAATTTTGATTTAACGCAAGAAAATAATATACTTTACAAATATAACAGTACAGAAGGTGGTGTTATAGTTCCAAGAGGAACATCAATTGTTGGACTAGATTTAAGAAAGACGAAGATAAGACCTAAGTATGTTCCTAATCCTACTGATAATGATGTAAAGGGTACTGCAATCTTTAGGGTTACTGGTGCTTGTTATTTCTGGCAGTTCTCTCTTTTTGATGGAGATGATTCAACTTTAGTATATACAGATCCTACTAATTTCTCAACTAGTAATCAATCAAAACCAATATTTTCTCACCATAAACTAACTTGTTTTGAGTATGCTGATGGTATTAATAAGTTAGATAAGTTTGGTGGATTAACTGATTTAGATGTTTACTACAGTAAATTATCTAATGCTTACAATAGAGCATCTATTAGAGATATTGATGAGAAGTTTCCAGTTGCTACACAGGGATTTGCAAAACAGAGACCTGAGTATGAAATAGTTGGTGCTTTTTCTTCAGACCGTATTCAGATACAGAATATTATTTCTGGTGATGGTAATACTGCTGGTCAAGTAGTTACAGTAACTACTGCAGTTCCGCACCAATTAAGTGGTGATACACCAATTAAAATTGAGGGTGTAAATGAATTAGCATATAATATTTCAACAAAAGTTCAAAATGTTTTAAATGAAACTCAATTTACATATTTACTTCCATATGTTCCACCCAACCTGAAAGCAGGTCCTTCTGGTGGATTAAGTGCTGGTAGTGCTGAAGTTAGTGTAGAAGTTGATACTGTAACTGGTGCATCACCTTATATCTTTAACTGTTCATTAAGATCAGTTCTTGGTATGCAAGGTATGAAGGCCGATGGTGCAAAAGCAACTGGATTTAGATCTATGGTTGTTGCACAGTTTACTGGTATATCACTACAGAAAGATGATCGTGCGTTTGTAAAATATAATCCTAATAGTAGATCTTATGATGGTATTACATATCAGAGACAAACTGGTGAGTTATTATCATCTGAAGCATCTTCATTAAATGCTGCTACCGTTTATCATTTAGATAAGGATGCTGTTTATAGAGATGGATGGAAGACTGCACATATTTCAATTACTAATGATGCTATTCTTCAGATAGTTTCTGTGTTTGCTATTGGTTATCATATTCACTTCTTAGGTAAATCTGGTGGTGACGCATCAATTACAAACTCTAACTCTAACTTCGGTCAGTTTGCTCTTGCTGCTGGTGGATTTAAGAAAGAATCATTTGCAAAGGATAATAAAGGTTATATTACATCTGTTATTACACCAAAAGCAGTTGTTAGTCCAGAATCTGTAATTGATTTAACTCAACTTGATACTTCTGTAAACCAAAATTATAAAGCTGCTGATAGTTCACCTTGGACTGATAGTAAATCTAAACTATTCATGTTGGGGCAGACTAATGGAAATCTTAAACCAACTGATATTGCACAAGGATTTAGAATAGGTTCAAGATTTAATGAAAAGATTTACGTAGATTTGGCAAATGGTACTAAAACGGAAGCTATCATTTCTATGTCTAAGAAGACAGGTACTACTACAGTTAACGGTGTAGAGTATGATGTAACTTCAACAGTAGATATTACTTCTGAAAAAGCATATGAGGGTGTTCATAATGATACCACTCAAGGAAGTGCATCTTTAGTTCATAAATTAACATTATCACAACCAAGTGGTAATCCACATGATTTAAACAATGGTGAGTCTATAAGGATTATTGCTGAAAGTGGTGATCTTCCAGAAGGAATAGATCCTCATAGAAAGTATTATGCAATTACTTCTGAAAAGAATGGAACTAGACAGGATAGTATTCAATTAAGTCAGTTTGAAATTCAGATTGCTTCATCTAAAACAAATGCTGAAAGGACAACTCCTGCATATATTAAATCTGTTTCAAATCCTGCTGCTGGTAAATTAAAAGTTATTAGTAGAGTTTCTGATAAGAAACCAGGTGAATTGGGACACCCAATGCAATTTGATGGTGTACAACAAAATTGGTTTACACACGTTAGTGTTAATAATAATACTATATGGGATAATTTTGCAGATTTAGACGCTAATGATGAGGATATTCCATACATCTTAAGGAGAACTGATGATAGGAGTTTAGATGATAAACTCTATAAGATCAGATATGTAATTCCAAAAGAATTAGAAAATGCTAGAGATCCTAACGATAGTTTCATTATTCAAGATTCTAGTTCTACTAATGTAAGATTTGATGCTGATTTTACTAGGACTTCAATTGGATCGACTGATTATGATTATAATAGGAATTTAAGATTCATTTCTCATCTTGATTATAATAGTACCACTAAGATTGTTACTATTAGATCTGATAAATCTCATAATTTAAATGCAGGTGAACAGATTGTTTTTAAAAATATAACTGATACCATTAATACAAGTGGTGCAGCAAATAAAGGATATAATGGAACATTCCTTGTTAATAGTATTATTAATGATAAAACATTTACTTATAAAACAACTGATGTTTTAGGTAATGTTCGTAATGTAGGAACTTATAATAATGATACTAATGTTAGGAATACTGGATTACCTAGATTTGAGAGGAATGATAACAAAGAGAATCTATTTGTTTATAGAACAGAAACAATCCTACCGTATGTTGAAGGATCGCAAGATGGTGTTTTCCACTTGTATGTTCTGAATAGTAATAATGCTATAGAAGAAGAATTTACAACTGCAAAATACAATCAGAATGTTGTTAACCTTTATCCTCAATTAGATCGAGATAATGTAAATGACAATCCAGAGGAAGCAACTAGTTATGCTAAGAGATTTCCTATTGGTGATGTAGTTACTAATGATCTTAAAAAGAGTATTACTAGAGAAACAACTAATAAGTTATTGAATAGCTTTGGAATTTCAAATACTATTAGTGATATATCTGATAATACTACAACTGCTGTTCTAACATTTACAAAAGAACATGATCTAAATGGTTTAAAGTATGGTGGAACTTTACAAGGTGGATCTGGACATACTGATGGTACATATTATAATGTAAAATTATTTGATGATGCATCTGCACCATCTTCTGCTGTTTGGAAAGGTGCTACTGCTAAAGTTGTTGTTAGTGGTGGATCAGTTACTGAATATGAGATAACAGAATCAGGATCTGGGTATAAGAGTACATTATCTCCATTATATTTTGATTCATCACTTACAGATCAAGGTGGTATTGGTGGTGCTCCCCAAGCAAACATTGCTATTTCTGATGTTAATATTAGTTTAGCAACTAATAATTATGTTCAGGTAACTGGTATTAGTACAGGAACTGACAATTATTTTAGAATTAATGATGTTAATGATATTAATAAGATTAATATTAATAAAACTGCAAGTGAGGTTATTCTTGAAGGACAGAGTGTTGTTAGTTTAGGTGAGGTAGTTGAAATAACTGGAACTCCTACTCACGTAGGATCTACAAAAGTTACTACATTCAGTGCTACAAAGGCACATGGATTATCTGAAGGAAATGCTATTAGAATCTTAAATGCTTCTGATTCTAATCTTGGAGACTTTATTGTAGAATCTGTTATTGATGTAGATACATTTACTGCAGTTACTAGCACTACAGGAATATCATCTCCAAAATATATTCTTAAGCATGGATTATCTGCCAATAATGCACAATCTGGAAAGGATGGGGAGAGATTAGGAACAAGAGGATTATCATTCTATGATAATGAATCTTTAATCTTAAATCAACCAGTTACTACTCAAGATGAATTTAAGGTTACTTTATCTGATGGAACTACAACTGCTGCATCTATTCAAGCAAGATTCCCATTAGGATCATTTATCCAAATTGATAGTGAAATAATGAGGATTGTCGATGAAACTATCGGTAATCAAACTACAATTAAGGTTATTCGTGGTGCATTAGGTACTATTGTTGATAATCACGTTATTAATTCTCATATTAAGAAGATTAAACCACTTCCTGTTGAATTAAGAAGACCTTCTATACTTCGTGCATCTGGTCATACCTTTGAATATCTTGGTTATGGTCCAGGTAACTACTCAACTGGTTTACCTCAAGTTCAACTTAAGACTCTAACTGAAAGGGAAGAATTCTTATCACAATCGCAAGAAATGTCTTGTGGTACTGTTGTTTACACGGGTATGAATGATAAGGGTGATTTCTATATTGGAAACACTAAGATTTCATCTGACTCTGGTGAACAAATAACATTTGATATACCAGTTCCAACTGTAACAGGTGAAGATCCAAGTACACTCAGTGTTGTATTTGATGAAGTAATTATTAAAGATAGATTATTGGTTGAAGGTGGTGCATCTAAACAAATACTATCTCAGTTTAATGGTCCAGTTACATTCAATGGAAATGTAAGATTCAATAAGGATCTTAGAATTACTAAGAAATTAATCGTTGATGGTGAAAGTAGATTTACCAATGGAACAGAAGCTACATCTGCATGTGGTGGAGTGCCATCTGGTGGTGTAATTATTGAAGGTGGTATTTCTATAGGTAATAAGTTATCTACCTCACAAAGAGCAATAAGTGTTCTTGAGGGTAATGTTAGTTTATGTAATACTACTGACAGTACAGGTGTTGATTCGGGATCTTTCATTACAGATGGTGGAGCTGGATTTGCTAAAAATGTGTATATTGGTGGTATTTTAGATGTTACTTCTAATATCAATGCTGATGGTGGTTTACATTTACCTGATAATGACGTTTTAACTGCTGGTGCAACTGCTTCCAATTCTCATTTTGCTATATGGCACAATGTCACTGTAGGTGGTACACGTACCAATATTATCAGAGATAATACTTCTTCTAGCATATACATTCAGAGTGATTCTAATGTTGAGATAACCAACAAATCTAATACTGAGCAAGGTTTAATTTACACTGCTGGAGCAGGTATTCAATTAAGACATCAAGGTCAACTAAGACTTGAAACTAACTCTAGTGGAATTAAAGTACATGATGATATAGAAGCTATAGGTGATATTACTGCATTCTTAGCTTCTGATAGAAGGTTAAAGGATAATATAACACCTATTCCTAATGCTCTTAAAAAGGTTCTTTCAATTAGTGGTAATACATTTGATTGGAATGGAGCATCTAAGAATGAAGGTAAAGGGGATACGGGTGTAATTGCTCAAGAGATTGAAGCATTAGATTTACCTGGTGTAACTACTATTAGAGATGATGGTACACACGCTGTTGCTTATGAAAAACTTGTTCCTCTCTTAATAGAAGCAATTAAGGAATTGAATTCTAAAGTTGATGCTTTTCATTCATAATAAATAACTAAAAAATTAGTATATAAATGGCTAATATCAAGAAGGCATTCAATTTCCGAAATGGTGTCCAGGTTGATGATGACAATCTGATTGTAAATGCAAACGGCTTGGTTGGAGTGGGTACTACCGTTCCGACTGAGGCTTTGGATGTCCGAGGTAAAGTCAAAGTAATTCAAGATCCAAATGTTGCTGGATCTGGTGTAGTTAATGCCACAACAGGTATTATTACATCTTTAACAGTAACAGATACTTTAATTGTAAATTCAAGTAATATAAGTTCTGGACAAGTTGGTGAAGGTGTTGCTATAGGATCTCCTTCTGGAATTATAACTGCTACTGCTTCTGGTATTGTTACTTATTTTGGAGATGGTTCTAGTTTAGATGGTTTACCAACATCTCAATGGGATAATGTTGATGTTGGGTTAGGATATACAAGCATATATGCGAGGGGTAACGTAGGTGTGGGGACTGTAGATCCTCGATTTACCCTCCAAGTTGGTGGAAATAATGGTTTAACTCTTGTTGATGGTGTAGGAATTAATTCTACAGGTGGTATAGTAGCAACTGGTGTTGTTACTGCTACTACTTTCAAAGGAAATGTTGATGGAGATATATCTAGTGGTTTATCTACTATTATTCAACTAGAAAACACAAATACAAATACTGTAGGTGTTGTAACTGCTGGATCTGGATTTGTTGGTGATCTAACAGGTAATGTTACTTCTGGTAATAGTGATCTTGGTGTTGCAATTGCATCTAGACTTGATGTTAGTGGTAGTGTAACTGGTATTGCATTTACTGGTCCTTTATCTGGTAATGTTAATGGTAATGTTACTGGAGATCTTACAGGTGATGTTACTAGTGGTTTATCATCTATTACTAGATTAGAGACTACTTATATTAATTCTTCAACAACAACTGGTGTTGTTACAACAGGAAGAGTTGTTGCTACAAGTGCTAATTTAGGAATTTCAACTGCTTCTACTTTTAATGTATCTGGTAAGTTGGGTGTGGGTATTAATGCACCTGAACATAATGTAGAAGTTTATAGTGCAGGTATATCTTCTGTAACTGTTATCGGACAAAGAAATTCAGTATTATCTCTCTGCCAAAGAATTCCACCTACTACTGGTGTAGGTGATAGTATGGGTGGTATTAGATTTGGTAATGAAGCTAAATCTTTTGATATATTTAATGGTGATACTGGTAATATTAATCAGTATTTGCATCTAGGTGCTTTTGTTGGTGTTAATACTGGAAATTATAACTGGTATCATAGATCAACTACCAACTTGATGACTCTTACTTATGATGGTAAATTAGGTATAGGTAAGTCTCAACCAGATTCAAAACTGGACGTAGTTGGTGTATCATCGTTTACAGGAAATGTTTCTGTAATTGGAGATTTAGAGGTTACTGGTGCTTTCACTGGAACTGCTTCTATTCCTGATATTATAAATGGATCTAATATTAACACTATTTCTGGTATTTCAACCTTTAATAAGTTAAATGTTGCAGGTAGTGTTGGTTTATCTACTTTAGCAATAGGTGTTGCTCTTGCAGATACTAAAGCGGATATTGATGCAAGAGGAAGTACTGCACTAATCAGTAGAGTTGCTATTGGATCTTCAATAGAAAATATTGGTGATAGTAATGTATTGGTAGGTGGTCCTGCAAACTTTGCTTCTGGTATAGGTATTAACACATCTCTTACTGGAATAACATCTATACGTGTTGCTGATACTCCGATTGATATTGGAGCATCAAATATTACTCTTGATCGTTCAAATCTTATCTTAGAGAATACTTCTGGAATTATATTAAAAGGTGAAGGTAATGTTGGTTCTGGTATAGCAAATCCTAGAGCAGCAGTTGACTTTGGTGATGCTGGAAATATTTTAGGTAGATATGTAATTTTACCAAGAGTAACTACTACTGAAAGAGGTAATCTTACCAATATAACTAGTACTGGAGTTGAAGCTGGAGCATTGATTTTCAATACTTCAACTAATAAGTTCCAAGGTTATACTGGAAGTACTTGGGTTGATCTACACTAAAGGGAATCATTAATGGCAAGAAAGAATTATCAGGTAATTGCTAAGGATGCTGCTTCTTGGCAGAGGATACATAATGATTTAACTTCTATAACATTTAATACGACCAATGTCCCAGATAGACCTTGTTTATGTAAGAATGAAACAAAACATAGTGAAACTAGAGGAACATATCAACTTTCTGTTTCAGAAGTAGAAGAATTACGGAAAAATTCAGATGTTGCAGCAGTATTTGTAGATCCTAATTATCATCCAGATACGGATAAGTATGAATGTACTCCTTTTTCTTTAAGGTTTGGTAAGAATGTAAAGAATTATAGAACTCTTTTTAGTGTTGCAAATAATGAATATACTGAGGTTGCTAGTTCTTTAATGTCCATTACTGGACAACTTAATCAAGGAACCACTAACTGGGTTCTGGTGAAAAATGCACATTCAGGAACTGCTGCAATGAACTATTGGCAGTCTATGGGATTTCCTTTGATATATGATTATGGTGTATATCCGTCTGCTCCAACAAATGCCTCTGATCCAGATCCTTTAAGAAATGCAACTCAAACTGGAGCTAATCTAGTTACTATTTCAAATACAGGATATTATGAATTAGAAGTAGCTTGTGATGGGGAATATGGTGCTGTATGGACTGATAATTATCCAAAAGTGCCATTAATAACTACTGATGATTTAACGAAAAACACTGATGATCTTCCTTCTACATTTCCAGATAATGTATGGGGTAAAGATAGAAAAGATCCTAGAAATCAAGGAATTGGATATAGAATTATTCAATTAGGTAAATTAAATGCAGGGACTATTACTATTAATTTTGAAGTAAGAAATGGTAATATGTCCAGTGGGGCAGAAACTTGGGATCGTAATCCTGGTTGTATTGCTTGGAAGTTGAGATTTCTAGGTAATATGAATATAAGAGAATTAGGTGGTGGTGGAAATGCTGGAGCAAGTACGTTTGTTACTCATATTCCACAAGATAATCCTACTTCTGCTGATCAGAATAGAACTGGATATCAAATTTTAAGATGTGCTGAAGGAACATCAACTAATCCTTGGTCAGATACTAGAACACAAATAAGTCAAGATAT